TGAGAGCGGTTTGTGATTCAGTTGATATTGTAACATAGTCTTCACTATCAAAAGTCATCAATAATTTTGCTCCTAATAAGTTAGGACCTCGTTGATTATAATGTGTCACCGTTGAACCTGAGCCATCGACGCCATTCCAGGACCATTCGTACTTACTGGCTCCTTTACCTGTATAAATTAATTGGTTGGTGAAAGTTTTTGAGTTGGCATAATAACCTGCATCTGTGGTTCTTGTTTGAGTTACAGTTGCTAATTCCTCATCGCTACTATCCAGTATCCGGATTTTAACGGTATAGCTATCTGCTGCCCCAGTGCTGTCGCCACAGGCAAAAGCCGAACCGGACCATTCACAGTTTTGCATGTCGATGGTACTGTCTAGCGTGATGCCATTATCGAGTTTGTCGGCTGTAGAAGTAATGGTATTACTCGACGTTTGACCGGTGCCGTCTATGCCTACTAAGGTTGCTGTAGAAGTAATTTTTAAATCGTGCGCAGCTTCCACCGCTTTATCATAAGTAAAAAATGCACCACAACCACCATCTTGTCCATTGGCTGTATCGCAGGTGATGGCAAATCCATCCAAAGTGGTGTTGTTACTCATGGTAGTATTGGAAGTATTGTCGGATATGACTGGAGTAGTTCCGCTGTTATAAGAGCTGACTGAATTGCCAGCGTTGGGTAAAATGTTTCCTGTGATTACGTCTTCTGCTTTAACTGCATTAGCAAAACAACTTGCCAATAAGTAGCTACAGAAAAAAGCTATAATGATAGTTTTTATTTTGGATCTTGCCATTGAACCTTTTTATCAGTGGACTTATCCGCCGGAAGAGGATCAGAATTAATAACAGGTTTAACTTTTTCTCTTAATTTCATACGTTTAACATATGCTTTATAATCAGGTCTTTCAAAGTCATATAGTTGCCATAGTTCCATAGCTTTTTTACCTATCTTACCATCGATAGGACAGGGTGTGCCCGCTTGAATCATGCTTTCAAATACTCGTTCATCTTGACATAAAAGAGCTACCGCTGCAACTTTCATACCAAAATCATTCAGTATTCGAGAAAGTTTTAACCGTTCACAATTTTTATCGATGAAATGTTTACCACCAGAAATACCTACACCAAATGTTTGTAATCCTGCGGATGCGCCAACGGCGCATACATCTTGAGTCATGGAATTATAAGAAGGTGCGCCAGCAGTAGGAGGCGATGATCTTATATTAGAAGTTGTTGTATTGGATGTAGTTGAACTTGATTCACTTCCTGATTCGTAAGTTGTACTAGATTCATATCCACCTTCTATAGCTGTATTGGATCCAGAAACGTTAGACTGGGTGGATCCTGCTATCGCTCTTGTCGAACACACCAATAGTGTCAGTATTAAAAATGAATACAGATACTTCATCAATTTCCATAAACTCCTTAGTTACAATTATTTTTGTCTAAATCAATTGGCTTGTCGCCCTGAAAGAACCATACATAAGATGAAACTTTCGTTCCATCTTGAGTATAGGTACATTTTTTGCCTACCGAGCAGGCGCTCAAGGCAAATAACAGTGCGAGCACTAAAAATAATTTATTCATTTTGCTCCTTTGGTTTCATTCTCATATGTTGCTGCTTCTGCTTCTTCTTTGTCGTTTAGCTGACAGCATTCTCCATTGTCTTCTTTTTCTTTTGTATGTTCATTACAACATTTTTTTAGATCTATTGACATGTTTCACATTCCTTTGTGTCATCTACAGTGACTCCTTTTGAATCACACTTACACATTTGACACGGACATATTCCAAGCATATCAGAATGACCTACCACAGAACAGTGACATAAACAATTACAACTTTTACATCTAACTTCCATAGAAATACTTAAACCACCAGTCTGTAAATTTTTTCCATTGCTTGTAGATTCGTTTCTTTGGTGATCTACCTGCTACCCATGCTTCATTAAAAACAGTAGATTTATCATCAGCTTTGTATCTACCTTTTAAATTTCTCGCACGTCTTATTCTCCAGTTAATCATCTTTAGTCTCCTCAATATTATAGAAGAATTTATCTGAATCTTCTGTTTTCCATTTGCGACTATCTTCTACATTCCATTCACTGGTTTGAACTTTCCAGTCGAAAGGAATTTCATCCCTTACCGTAAATGAAGGAATGCTCCAGATTAGTCTGTTGTTTGGCTGAGCCGCATAATTGCCATCATCCAGGGCCATTATGTGAGCGCACTTATGTTCGTGCGGAATTTCCGAATGATCAGTGTCGACGATATTACTCTCTGGATGAGCCCAGTCAACCGTAAAAAGATAAGCCCCTGAATGCCATTTTTTGTCTTTTCCTATGTATTTACCGGACTGACCGTCCAAGAGATCAAAAGAAGTAACGCTAGGATAGTAACTAAAGCAATTCCATAACTCCAGCTCATCAAGTCGCATCCTAGGAACCTCTTTGACATTATAGTCTTTTTGGATAAATGCAGAGATGGGTAAACGGTAAAAGACTGCACCGTTTTCCATAATGGCATGGAATAAAATCGGACGACCAGTGATACTAGCCAACGCGAAAATGATACAGTCTTCAGCTTCTCCATGATGTTCTTTAAGATCATAGAGATATTCCCTCCGAACCTGCGCGTAAGTCGCAGGAATATTCGCGTTTAAATATGCCATCCAACATAAAGTCCTATTGTGCTATGATTATTAAAACAATTACTACTGCTACAGCAATAGAAATCTTTTTATGAGCTAATATTAATGCCCATAATTTTTTTGCTTGTTCCATATTTCCTCCTAATGTATTTCACCCCAGTTTTTACCATGCTCGTAGTCTACCTTGTTAGGTACTTCTAGTTCAACTGCAGCTTCCATTATTTCAATTATTTGTTTAGCCTTCTTATCAGATTCTACAGAAATATCTAGCTCATCGTGGATCTGTATATGGGCTATAATACCCTCTTTATATAAATTTAACATGGATTTTTTAGTCATATCAGCTGCAGAACCCTGTATTAATTTATTCAATGATTTATAAGTCATAGCTCTTTTAATCCCCGGTCCGTGTTCCGCGAGTGCTTCTTCGTGAGGCAAGGCCTTATGCATCCCGAATTGATTGGGTTCCCATAAATGAAACCTGCATAATCTTCCAAGAAGCGTTCGAATTTGTCCACGATCCTGGGCACGATTTGATGCTGCATTCATAAGTTGTTTTACGAAAGGAACTTTAGCATGATATTGATCAAAAAGTTCTTTAGCTTTTTCCTTGGAGACTCCGAGTTCAGCTTGCAATTTATTTTTTCCCATTCCATAAAATAAACCAAGATTAATGGTCTTGGCTTGTGCTCTTGGGATCTTTGCCATGTCTGCAACGATTTGGTGAAAATCGGTGCTTGAATCATTTCCGTAAGATTGGACAACTTCATAGACTGATGGAAATTTGTAAAGAGAAGCATAATGTACAACGAGTCTAGGCTCTTGCTGTGAATAGTCAAAGCATCCCCACTCGCAACCTTCTTCGGGAACAAAAATGCTACGGATCAAAGGTCCGAGGTCCTTGTTCCGTGCAGGAATCTGCTGGAGGTTTGGATTTCGGTAACTGAATCGTCCGGTAACGGTGCCTCCATTATCGGATCGAGTCTGATTGATTTCAGCGTGAATGCGTCCTTTATGTTCATACTTTAAAATAGAATCGATGAACGTTGAATGAGCCTTATTAACTTCTCGGGCTTTAGCAATACATTTAATGATGGGGTGGCTATGTTCCGCCAGGAAATTTTTAGTAAAGCTCGGTAAACCTGTGGCCGTTTGATCATAGGAAACATTCAATTTATCAAATACTTTCGCAACTGAACGAGAAGCCATGATCTGAACGTCGATTCCAGTTCCCTGCTTCACTTTCAATAGAAGTTCTTTCTCTTGTGTGATTAGGTCTTTCTTTAATTGATGGGCCCGTTCGCTATTAACGCGTACTCCTTTAAATCTCATATCCACGAGGCAGGGAAATAAATCCGTTTCTAAATTAAAAATACTTTCTAGATCCTGATTTATTATTTCTTTCTTCATTTCTTGCCACAAGTCCAGTGTTAGAATTGCATCCTTTTCTGCATACTGTCCAACATGAATAGCGGGAAGTTTCCATAGTTCAGCTTTAGGATCAATGCCCCATTCTTTGGCAGCTTCATTAAGAATGGTTTCATTTTTACCATGACCTAAATAATCCCAGCCTAAAGAATTTAGATCAAAACGATAACGATTTTCATCAACTAGTGAGGCTGCGACCATAGTATCGACGACTAGACCATTTATTTTTATACCTAATTTTTTGATCCAACAAACATCGTATATGGCGTTATGAAATATTTTTGTGGCTTGACTTGCCATAGTGTCTTTGAACCATTCTAAAACTTTTTTACGATCCATGTTGGGACCATTGCCGTGGGCAATAGGGAAATACCAGGATAAATTTTGTACTGCAATGGATATGCCTACTACTTCACCATTGCCAATAATCGAACCGGATCCTTTATTTTTTAAATCAGGATCTCTTGTTTCCAAATCCACGGCTATTTCATCATAGCTTCTTAGGTCTGGAAATTCAGTGGGTGCATTCCATTCTGTTTGAGCTTTAAATAAAGGAACTTTCATTGTGTATCTTTTTTTATTTCTAGTGAATCGCCAAATTTTCCTTTCCACCCAAAATTACCGTGATGCGTGGTTTCTGATTTAATGTTAGCATAGATTTTAAAATCTGATTCTCGTACTAGATTACAAAAAGAAACATCCTCACCTCTCCATAGACCTTTATCAAGATCAAATGTGGTATCCCAAAAATTATAAAGATATGTATCTTTTTTATTTTTCATCTTTAAACGAGGATAGTTTTTCATTAAGGCTTTAAAGACACATCTGTGAATTAGCATTAATCCTGCAGGGCCTTGTTTAATTTCAACGAGATCTCCCGGGAGAGTAGAAATTTTTTTATCATCTTCAAAACTAACCGTATATTTAATGGAAGAAGGATCTTCAGGAATTTTAACTCGGTAAGGGGTTAATACGACATCTTTCTTAGTTATTAACATTTTAATGACGGCTTCTGGTTTAAATTCAACATCAGAATCAATAAAGAGTAGATAATCATAACCGCTTTGCAGGAATAAACACGTTAAACCATTTCTGGCGTTACTAATATAAGGGGACTTGAGCGTATCCATTTTCCATTCTAAACCTGCTTTAGTAAATTCTTTTGCCAGCTTAACAATAGAGAGCATAGTATTAATTTTAACTGAATCATAACAGGGCATACCAATATAAATTGTGGGGGGTTGGGTTTTATTCATTACCGTAATCTCTTTCTTCTATCATTTCAATATAATGCTTTGCTTTTTTTAAATCTTCCTTTCCTCCTTTATACTTATGCCGACAAATATATTTGATAGCATTTCCTTCAGCAAAGGGCAAATTGTTCT